GAAAATCAGCGCCTGTCGTCGGCCTTTTGTACCTGCACGCATCATTTCTACGGCGCGGTTGTCTTTGTGTTCATGAATCTCATCAATCAGCGCACAGTGCGGGCGAGGACCAGATTGTCCATCATCAGAACTGATTGGCCGGAAGAAAGAACCGTTTTGCAGAAATGCCAGGTTCCACTCTTTACCAGCACCACCGGACTTCTGGATTCGGGATAGTAACGCAGGAGACTGATCGACCATCGCCACCGCATCACGGAACAGAATCATAGCCTGGTCTTTTTTAGTCGCTGCAGCGTACACTTCCGCCCGCGGCTCCTTATCGGCCAACATGCAGTAAAGACCTACGCCAGCAGCAAGCGGAGATTTCCCGGAGCCCTTCCCTGATTCAACATATACAGTACGAAAACGGCGGGTTCCGTTTGCTCTTTTCCATCCAAAAATCGAACCAACGATGAAACATTGCCAGGGAAGAAGTAAAAATGGCGCGCCTTCATGCTCGCCGCCATTTAGTTTCAGAACCTGTGCGAAAAAGTTAATCGCCCGGGTGACGGCGTCAACATCCCAAACCAGTCCACGATTCTTCCCGTCTTTAAGGTCTCGCAGATGCCGGTGGCATGCATGACGAATGTCAGGACCTGCAATCACGTTTCCTTCGGAGACATCCATTGCATACTGTGTAGCTGGATCAACCGAAGAACTGGTTGAGCGGGTCTTCTTCTTTTTCTCCACCATTAACTTTCACCTTCGTTCTGGCGGCCGGAGTGAGACCGAATTCAACCAGGTAACTTTTAAATCGACGATCGGCATCGGCAAGCATGGCGACCGCAGGATTTGCTTTAATCAAAAATCCCCCTTCAGTCTGCACGGTGTACGTTCGCCCCTCGTCGGTGATCGTGAGGCGCAGCTGCAGAATGTCGGCATAAATATCACAGAGACGTTCGAGCGCCAGCGTATCGGCAATGGTCAAAATCCCCATACCATCCAGCAGAACGGTCAGCTTTCCCCATGCCACCTTTCCCCAGTCAGTGAGGTGCTCGGGTGGGCTTGGGATTTCACGCACCGGCGTGGGCTCTTTGTCGTTGAGTTTTCGTTTGCCCGGGTTGCCGGTCACCACTTTCAGGTGGGTCGGTTTCGGGCGTCGTCCTGCCATCGGAACCTCCCGGAAAAAAACTTTTCATTTCGCGGTTGTGTACAAAAAGGATGGGCGGCGGTCATTTAGGGGCAAGGATATGAACTTTTGACCCGCCCCTCCCTTGACCTCATCAGATGAGAAACATTATCGTTTGAACCAGTGCGACGTTGGGTCGAGTGGGATGCCGCTCTCGTCACAGCCGATGATGGTGCCCCTCTTCTCCATCCTCTGCTTAGTTGAATCATGGTGCTGCTTGCACAGTCCCTGCCAGTTACTACGGCTCCAGAAGAGCTTCTGGGCTTTGCTTATGGCTGCGGCATCACCGGAACGGAGCGCTTCTTTAAGTTTGTGGGCAATGATGTGGTCAACAACCGTTGCTGCTGCCACCCTTCCCTGCTCCCGGCACATCACACAGAGAGGATGTGCGCGGAGGAACACAAGACGCTCTCTGTCCCATTTGCTGCCGTAGATACGTGGTTCTTTATTCACGCCAGCCTCCACGCCCGTCGGCGTTCTGTACGTGGTGCAGAGTCAGGGTGACGCTCAACCGGTTCACCATCAGCATGATCAACCAGCGAGTAACACGGATAGACCACAGCGCCGCCATAAGCATCACCGGGATCGTCATCCAATACAGTGATACGCATAAAGCCTCCCGTCAGAATCCGCGGCGTAAGCAATTCCAGACTCTGCCGCCGGGCTTAAGATTCTTTTTAAGTTCCGCTGACACAGCATCAGAAATCGCTTTTTCCATCTCAGGAGATAGCTTCACGCTGGTCTTATATTCGGAACCGATGCCAAGAGTAATGGCATAACCTTTTCGCGAGTCCGTTTCAGTGCGCCTCAGCTGAACCTTCGGAATGGCGGCATCCTTGATAAATACCTGTCCGTCCTTCATGGCAAACGGGGATGATTCAGCCATTGCCTTTGCGTCTGCTTTCTCCTTCCTTTTCCGCTTGATGTATTCCACTGCATCACGCATTTCGTCAGGGGTATAACTTCCTTCGATAGCTACCCAGCGATAAGCCAAGAAAACTACCGCTGTTTTATCAGCTGGAAATCCGCCAAATACTTCACTAAATCTTTGCTTTGCTTCATCAAGGGCATTAGCGATCAGCTCCTGTCTCTTCATGTCGCTACTAATTTTGTGACGTGGAAGGGTGTAAACAGCCGAGAGATCACCTGATGCAGCATCAGCCGCTTTTGCAGGCTCTTCGATATTCCCGATTCGCCAGCCCACAGAGCCGTCAGCCCGATGGCCAACGATTTCGCCATTGCCGTAACTGACGTGGCCACCTTTCGGTTTGCGCTTATCTTTCACCCGTAGATGTTCAGGGAAGAAAGAAGCATCACCCAAAACTGTATGGCGGCGGCCTTTCAAATCGTAGTGTGCGCTACCTGCAGGACTTTTGAGAATCAGGCCGTCGTCGGTCATTGTTCGCGCATGCCCAGCATCGCCTGCTGCAGCGATAAATATTTCATGAGGTATTTCCTTTTAGGCGTGAGCCTGTCGCACGGCAAAGACGCCGAAAGTTAACGGTTTGCCCAAGCTCACAGCTGAAAGACTTTCTTTAATGTGCGCGTGCGATGCGCATTAAAAAGCCCCGCGAGTGCGAGGCCGATTTATACCGTGTAGGGGATAATGGTTGTCTTATCCACTGGTGGGGATAACCATTATCAAGCCCACCAGCTGGTGAGCTTTGTAATGGCTACTCAGTCGTCGAGTTGTAACACGCCATGCTCGAGTGAATCGGAATACGCGATCAGCCCGGTGTATTCAGGAATCGTCGCGCCGTCATCGGCTTCAAATGCTGGAATGGCTGCAGAAGTGATGGTGTATTGAGGCGCACCGTCTTGCGTTCGGCAATGCAAGAACTTACTTAAGCAGCCTGTTCGCGGCGTCGATGATTTCTTGTGAAGCTAATTCCTTATCAGAGGCTACACAAAATTCAGTATGATCTCCTGTAATAGAGTGCACACCCGCAAGCATAATTTTGAGATGAGCTTCTTCTCCATTCGGGTATTCACGAAGGATACTGGTCGTTCCAGGTATAACATTTTGAACGATTGCAGGCTCATTGTTGAAGAACACCAGTACTTTTCTCATGGATTTTCCTTAACTGGAGAAAAGGCCACGTTCTCGTGGCCTTTGTTTAATATCAGCTGACAGATCGTAAACCTTAGGAGCCACCCAGAAGATTCGCGCTATCTTCATCGCTAATAACCCGAGCTTATGATGCTGGTAAAGCAAGGGGTGAACTGAGTCTACAGACTATTGAGATTTAAACAGCGTTTTATGAGAGAAGATGGTGATTCGGTTGCTTAAGTAAGTAATGCTGCGTGATAAGTCTGATGCAGCAGAATATATGACCATGAAAAAATTGCTTACCGTAGGCATTGAGTAAGGATGTATTCACGCAGCGCTCTCAGGGCTGACTGGTCTTGCTTGATGCCGGCTGAATATCGATGAAGTATTCTTTGCCCTGCTCGAACTGTTCGAAAGCTTCCGGGTTGGACACATGCATCGTTAACTGACCGCCAGGCGTGTACTTTGACCACGCCTTATTTTCTTCGGTGTCAGCTGTAACTGGGCTCATGTGGATGGTTCGATATGAATCATCTTCTTCCTTCTGAATTGATTGGCAGAAAAATTTAGCACGTACGGTCATTGGTAATCCTCATTTAGAAAAAAGCCCCGCTATTGCGAGGCTCTGGTTTCTTTCTGGCAGTTCGCCTGCCACGCTTTGTTATGGGTCAGGATGTCGCGCTTGGTCTGCATGTCCATGACGTCAATATCATGGTCTGTCAGGTAGATAATTCTCGTCCACAAACAACCCGTATCAACGACCACCGGGGCGGGTGAAGTTTCCGCGCAGCTCGCGATCAACATCGTTATCAGGCATGCGATTAACAGTCTGCTGTGCATTACTGGCCCCTTGCGTGACTTCTGCTTTATGTTCAGCCGCTGCTACCGTTGCCGCAGCGTTCTCTTCGGTGCGCTGCTGGGCTGCTTTGTTTTCGGCTTTATCCGTCCCACGTGAATGACCAATGCCGAATGCTGCGGCGATGGCTGCTAAAAACGCAGCACCAAGGCCGATGATTATTTCCATCGTCATATAACCACCCGCTCCTTTATCCACCCATAAACAAAGGACTCGTTCGCCGGGCGCTGCTCTGCCAACTCCAGGTAGCGTTGACCCTGGCTGCAATTCAGAGAACGAAGCATGACGAGTTCACCCTCTTTACCACGTCGCGCAAGGTAGATTTTCAATGCGCTGATAGTTCGCGGACCGATAAAACCATCTGCAATCAGATCGGGATAGAGGATGCCCTGAATGTTGAAGACGTTAAGCCAGCGTTGGAACCATTTCACCGGCACTGATGGCCCCATGTTAACGCCGGTATCGCACAGTTCTGCTGCGATGGCCGGTGATGCTTCAGCTACCAGATCAAAGCGTGGCCCTTTCCAGTAATCAGCCGTCAGAATATCCATAGCTTGCTGGCGGGTGAGGTTCTTCATATCTCCGGTATAGCCGTGAGAGCGAGCAACAGCCTGGGTAATTCCCCAGTTAGTCGGGCCACCTTTGTCATCAGGGTGGTTAACGTAACCCCCCTCTTTGCCAAGAATGGCATCAAAAATTTCGTCTTTGGTCATGCGTATGCCTCAGGACGTCAATAACGCGCGCTACATTTCCCCGTGCCCAGAGAACGGCGGCGCATATCAGAACGTTCACCAGCACCACGAACCAGTGTGATTCATGGTACAGGCCGAACAGGTAACGGAAAGGGACGCTGGCGTAAACCAGCACCGTGATATAAGCCATCAGCGATATCAGGGGGCGATGCCTCGCCCCGCCGCGCTGGTAGAACATCAGTGCAATAACGATAACAGCAGAGATAATTGCGTTTGCCATCGCACTCGGATCACTTGTTACCATTGCTGGCCCCTCCACCACGTAAACGCGAGAGAATTCCAAACAGGCTACCCAAATCCTGACTGTTGACGAACGTCAGCAGCTTAATGGCCACCGCTGCAACGATTACCGCGCCCAGCGCATCGAGTGGCCTGTCGCTATACCCCGTCCATTTGGAGAAGTAAGAGCCAAGCAGAGGCGCGCCGATAACGCCGAAGATGAATGATGTGATGAAGTAGCCCACCAGCTTAAGGCGGCTGATGTTAACCGCCGTAGCGACGTAGAACACTGCGCCAGCAAATGCACCAAAAACCACACCGTAATCTATGCCGGTTGCCAGGCCGAACATGCTGGCACCCATCAGACCACCAGCCGCTACCGTAGTGCCAGAAACAGGATCGGACATTAAGCCCCCTCTTATTGCCGTGAGTCCTCTCAGAACGAGGGGAAATAAAAAAGGCCGCCCGAAGGCAGCCTTGAGAATGAAGTTATTAGGATGAGACGTAGATTGTGGTGCCGGGTGCCGCCCGGTGAGAATGATTCCAGCAAACATTCCCGCGTCTGAGAGGTTTCCTTTTCAGGTAACTGCCGGAACGCCCCTCCGCATAGGGGGATTCACCACAATTATAAAAATAGCTTAAAAATTGAGGATGAATAATATTCATCGCTGATAACGAGTTTGTTGGTCCGCCATCGAGGATTCGAACCCCGAACCACAGAGGTAGAAGCTCCGTGCTCTCTCCCGTTGAGCTAATGGCGGAAAAAAAAAGACCAGCAAAAATAGCCTGGTCAGCGGGTCGTGCAGTTGTCTCTGCGATTTGGGCTTTCGCCCGGATGTATCTAATTATGGTATCGAGAGCATTATCGAATGCCATTTTAAATATAGCATCACTAAGAGATATCACACCGACCGTTAGCTATGGCTCACCCCTGAAAGACTTTGTGGGTACATTTCGCCGAGCGTGGCGCGGACACAAGAAAGGCCGCCATTTGGTAGCCTCTAAAAATGACAAAATCCCGTCATAACTAGGATTAGTAAGCGTTTTAAGTCCGTGTCGTAGAAACCACTCTTAACACACTAAACAATAAAATGCGGACCGCGTTAGTGATTTTTAGTGAGTTTTGCTTTATTTTTCCTACACACAGCAAAATAATAAAGCAGTTCTTGCCTAACTAATCAGTTAACGCGGGGCTTAGAATGAGGGATTATCTTTGGGTGACATACAGTATGATGTAGAGTCCGAACAACAAGCTTTTGAATTGCTCGAACGTTATCTGAATGGGCAGAGCTTACCTGATAAAATTACTTTCAATGGCTGGCCTAGCCTAACCATCAGGTTGACCGGTGATAAATTCAACAAATCACTTACCCCCTCTGTAATGAAGGGCTTCGTTGAGATGCAATCGCAGATCAACAAGTCTTATGCGCTGGCAAAATACGGCACTCCAGATGTTCGCAGGCTAACTAAAGAAGAGCTTGATGCTTTAGAAATAGAAGTTACAGTAGAGCAAGGTTCGTCACTTGTTGAGATCAACATTGATGGATTTCTGAGCAAGCTCACGCACGAATTGGTAGGAAAAATGAACGCCACAGAGATTGTATTCACAGTTCTCGGTGCTGCCGTCATATGGGGCGGTGTAACCGTCTTTAAACGTTTTTTAGATAACCGTAAAGATACTCGCCTCGCGGAGATTGCTAAAGAAGGCGATAAAGAACACCTGCGCGCAATGCAGGTGATGACTCAAGAAGAAACGAAACGCCTTCAGATCATCTCTGAAATGGTTGCCCAAAAGCCTCTTCTCGACAACATGGATCGCATGTCTTACGACGCTAAGACAACCATGGTTAAGTCATTCGTACGCTCAGATACTGCTGAAATTGATGGGGTAACCATCGATTCTGAAACTGCAAAAGAACTGGTCACAAATGCACGTCGTCGCTCTGTCGAAATGCGTATAGACGGTATCTACCGCATTGAGGAAGTGAATAACACTGACCCAGAGTGTTTCAAAGTTAAAGTTCGTAGAGTCGACTCTGACCAGCGATTGACTTGCGTAGTACAGGACATTTTCCTCGACGAGTCGGGGAACAAAGAAGCTCTCCAGCGAGCAGAATGGGAAAGAAAACCTGTTCATTTAAGTATCAATGCAAAACATGTTGACGGTGATATCAAGTCAGCTGTGATTTTGTATGTTAAAGATGTTGATAATAAGCCCGAATAATCGGGCTTTGCTTCACGATTTCACTTCGACATCCATCTCTAAGCACACATCCAGCATGCTAAGGCAGCCGTCAATAAATCCCTCTGCCATTTGGATCTCTATACGTATTAGCTTCTCATCCTTCTTTCTCGCTTTCGCGATTTTCCGCTTTGAGATGCCGTATAAATAATGAGCAACCAAGAGCGAATGCTCATAGGGTTTTCGTTTATGAAGCCGAGCCAAACACCCTTCGATAATCAGGGCGTCGTCGTCAGTGCAAGATAGTCGGGATTTACTTGTTTGAGGAAGAAGTCCTTTAAAACCAGCTGCGATTGGTGAGTAATCAACGCCAGAGTTATCACTTGCGGCCCATCCACCCCAACGCTCTAAAACCATCTGAATATCACGCATGTTTTCTCCACTGTTCATGCTAATACGCCGATTGCCAGCGCACGATCTAAAAACCGAAACAGCAGCGTTAACTGGTCGCCGTATTTCGCTTCAAATGCCACAGGATCAGCGTGCAACTCGTCGTGATGCGCTCTGCACAGCGGTATCACAAACAGGTCGTGCGCTTTGGTACCCATTCCACCCTGCCCGTGGCCTATCAGGTGATGGGGGTCGTCTGCCGGGTTATTGCAGCAACTGCACTGCTGCGACTTCACCCAGCGGGTGTACTTCTCGTTCTCCCAGCGATGGCGCTTTGGCCTCAACATGAAAGACTCTGGCGATTCAGGATCAATCTTCACCTCCACTATCTTCTTTGCCTTCTCCTGGAGGATGTGAGTAGCCGGTAATGACGGGACAATGTCGCTTTCACGCATTACGGAACTGTGCGATTCAGGCTTAATCCCAAGGGCTTTTTCCGCCAGTGATTCAGGAATAAGGTCAGCCAGATCGTTACGCACCATCCACCAGCAGAACTCTGGAAGAGTCAGGGTGTGGTCTTCGCTGAAACCCAGCATTATATTCACCCTTTCCAGTAACCATTTTACCAGGTTCTGCATGGCAATTCCTGCCAGCCTTTCAGTGGTTTGTTCGCGTAACTGGTTATCACAAGACCAGCAAAGACGGATGCTACCGGGTGCATGGCGCATCACTGTGAAGTCCCTTGCGTGCCAGTCGTTGTACTCCCACTGACATTCAAACTTTCGTTCCAGCCAACTATCAAGACCGTTCAGGCCACCAGCACGCTGGATAACTCGTTCATTCGCGAAAATAGCCTGCATACTGACATCATCTGTCAGTGGCTGGTGGGATTCAGGAATTAACCCTGATGGCAGATGCTGAATGGCTTCTGATGGCTTCTCAATTACCACTCTACCCTGTCGGAATAACCAGAGCAGTTCATTGCCGGGGCGGAACAGAACAACCCCGGAGATTGGCGCAATTTCAGGTGTAAGTATTGCTCTCACGCAATTTGCCCCTTAGCAATATGCTCTGCCCACAGTCCGCCGATCCAACGCACACCCTTTGCGGTGAACCGAGACTGGTTGAATGCATAGTTGGTCTGGTTGGTAGTCCCGGTCTTAACTTCAAAGCGCCCTGCTTCGATGTGTTTGCTCTTCGGAGTAAGCACGCGGTTTAGGCGATACATGATGCCGTTCTCAATGAGGAACATCGCGAATTCTGGTTCTTTAGCGTTCAGGAGCTTGGCAACCTGCCGGAACGTCATTGACCCAGTGGCTTTGACATAGCGATCAACAAATTCAGCCTTAGGTGCAGCTATTGCCAGCTCTTCACTCAGGCGTTGCTTCTGTTCGGCAAGGTCGGCTGCCAGGCGGAGTGCTTCAGGGAGTGTTTGCGGTATCACCATTCCTGCTCCGTTCTCCAGCTCCTGCCAGCGGTCAACAAGACGGGCAGTAAACTCCGGGCACAGCTGCGCGACGATCACATAGCTGTCTCGCTTATTAACTTCGTAGTAATTGTAAACCTGCTGGTTCTGGGGATGGGTGTGCTGCAATGCAGCATACCCCCCAATGACACCAGAATTCATGAGGCGTTCGATGGTCACGCAGACGTTGCTGTGACGAGAGTCGACCAGTTTTGCAATCTCCCTACTGGACATCGTTAACTGTTTGCTCATCGCTGCAGTGGTGTGGTGTGTTGGAAACATTACGGTGATATTCATCTGATTCATGCTCTTCTCCACTTATCAGGCGGCTGCACCCGCCAGAGGTTCATATTTCTTGATCGATATCTCTACTCGTCCACCAGGTACTTTCGGCCCCCACTCCACCAGCATTCTCTGCACTTGACTGTCATCCTCCCAGATACCAGCGTGAGTAAGAGCGTCAAACAGAGCCTTGTTGTAGTTATCGATGTCTCGGCGGCGTTCGTCCGGTGGATACAACATAATTTCGACGGCAGCCGGTGCTGCTGAAGGCTTGGGAAGGAAACGTAACTGCTCAACGATAGCCACACAGGCAGCGCTTTGATATGCCCTGCCTTTGGCGCTGATAAGATGACGACCTTTCAACGGCCCCTTGTTCGGGGCCCGCCAGTAGGTGTTTACGCTCGGTGGGAACGGGAGCACCAGTTTCATCATGACTCCACTCCATAGCGCCCGTTCAGGCGTCCAATTACGCTGTTGAACATCACCAGGCTTACGCCCATCGGTTTAACCTTCTCGTGGTATTCCTTCAGGATCGGAGGTACAACGACATTCCAGCTTGGCTTTGGCTTCTGCTTCAGGGCTTTTTTGATGGCGTCGTTGCATTGCCGTGCAACATCCCGAACAGCATTCTCATGCTCTGTGGATAGGTTTTTCATGCAGCACGCTCCTGAGGTGTTCCCATTGGAACGGCTACTGCCGGAATAAGCTCAACAGCTGGTGATGCCGACTCATTCCCCCAGTGATCCCAGCCAATAGCACCGCATCGGCTGAAGAGTTCGATGCGCGGTACGTCACCGTAGAGCTTCTCCAGGCGGAAACGCGCCTCTGCTGGCTTCTGGCTGTGCTCACCGAGTGGGCTGTAAATGACCTGTTTAATGCTGGCGCACTGCCGCTCAAGTCCATTTCCTCTGGTGGCGATCAGCAGGTCTTCGGTATTGGCTCGGGTGTAGTTGCCGCCGTTCATGCGGGTCTGCGTGTTCAGCAGGTCGAGGAAGTCGTAAAAGTCCTCTACTCCACCAGCCTGTAGAGCTTTATTGATGTGC